GATGCCCGCGCAATAGCACAAGAATTTGGTACGGCTAGGAATGGTGCAAAATCATACTTACGCCCTGCAATGGAATCCCAAAGCCAACAAACCGCCAAAAGGCTAGGGGAAATTTTAGGTAGGCGAATAAATCAATACAGGATGAAAAATAAATGACAAAATTTAGTTCAGCGTTTGGCGATAAATACCAAGCAAATAGAAAGAACCTTTTAATCCGTTCGTTTGAATTGGGTGGGCATACTTTTAAAGTACGCATCCCTTTGGTTGCTGAATCGGATGCCATCTACAAAAAGGTTTCTGAACCTGATGAAGAAACAATAGAAAAGGTTTACCAAGAAATTACCAAACCTTTGCGTCAATTTGAAAACAATCAAACGGAAGAATTCCAGTTTACCGATGATGACATTTTGGTAGATGGGCGTTCAATGCGCGAAGCCGCTAAAAACAAAGCCATCACCGAAGCCCGCATTACTGAATTTTTTAAGTTACTTGTTCCTGAAATGGAAGGCGTAACCCTTGAAGATTTGACATACGCGGATATTGAAGAAGAATTCCCTATTTCCGTGCAGATGCAAATTGTAGAAAAAATTGGCGAAGTAATTAGCCCAACCTACAGGGAAGCGCGGGGAAACTAATAGGCTCGTTGAAAAGCCAATGCCTAGCCGCAATGATTTTCAACGGGCATACCCTAGAAACAATAGCCGAATTAGATGATGTAACCTTGGCAAACATACAAACAATGTATGCCGATGGGATGATTGGAAATTATGGCGTTCTTACGCAATTAGCAACCTTAACTAACGGGGTGTTTAATTACATGAGAACGGCAAATTCACCGCCATATAAACTAGCCAACATTTTGGGTAGTGCGTATGATTACATCTACCCGCCTTTAAGTGATGAACATAAAAAAGCGGCAGTAAATAATAGCCTTTTAGCATTTATGCAACAGGCGCAAGGATTTGATAAAACATTGTTTGGGGTAAAAGATGGCTAATATGATTGCCCGCCTTGGCGTAGTGCTAGGGCTTGATACCGCAGAATTCAATAAAGGTATTGAAAATGCGGGAAAAAAACTTGAACAATTTAGCCAATCCGCTGAAAAGTTTGGAAAAATTGGCGCAACTGCTTTGGTTGCCGCTAGTGCCGCCGCACTTCAATACGCCGATGAATTAGCCGATGTAGCCAAAGCAAATGATGTTGCTATTGCAACGGTTCTTAAACTTTCTAATGCTTTAGGTAATGCGGGCGGCAAAGCGGGCGATACAGGAAAACTTTTAGCATCGTTTACAAAGTTTATTGATGAAGCCGCAAGTGGTTCTTTGCAAGCGCAAACAACTGCAAAAACTTTAGGTCTTAGCCTACAAGATTTAGGTAAACTTTCTGAAGAAGAACTATTAAACAAGGTTGTTAAAAATCTTGGTTCAATGGAAGATTCGGTAACGCGTAATGCCAAAGCAATGGATGTTTTTGGCAAAGCGGCTAAGGGCGTTGATTTTGTTGCACTTGCTGATGATATGGGCAAGGCTAATAAATTAACAGATGAACAAGCAATTGGAGTTCAGCAAGCCGCGGATGCCTATGATATGTTGGCACAAAATGCGCGTGACACAATGGTAATTCTTAGCGCGGCACTTGGGCCAGTTTTGAAAACAACGCTAGATTACATAAAAGACATGAAAGGCGAAACTAGCCTTTTAGGTGAAATATTTAAAACTGTATTTCAAACGGTTGCCGTTCTTGGGGCTAATGTTGCGTTTGTATTTAAAGGTATTGCCGATGAATTGGTACACACCTATCAGAACGCAAAAATTCTTGTTACAGAAGGCATTGATGCGGCTATTGCGGCTAATAAAAAATATGATGCCTACCGCGCATCACAACGACAAAACTTAGATTTTTTTGAATCCCAAATAATGGGTACAAGTTATGGGCGTAGTGGCGTTGATGAACGCCGCACCGATAATAAATCTACAACCAAAAGCGTTGGTAGAAATGTTACAGAAGCGCGGAACAAAGATGCTGAAGAAGCAGAACGCCGCAGATTAAAAATGATTGCGGATTTAAACCGCGAAGCACAAAGATACGCAAAACTTCTTTTTGATATTGAAGGGCAACAAGTAGCGGCTTATACAAATGAAGCCAAACGCATTGAAAAAGAACAACGCGGATTAGAAATTAAAAATGAATTACTTGCTATTGACCAACGAACAAAAGAATTGCGTTCGGAAGATGCCCAACTAATAAAAGATTTATATTTAGCAGAACAAAAACGATTAGATACTATTCAAGAAATTAACCGCAATAATTTGTTAGATGCTGATGGCAAACAAATATTGATTGAAAGAGAAAACGCATTAGCCGATGCAACCGAACGCTATTTACGCGCACAAAACCAAGCAGTTAAAGCACAACGCGAAGGTTCATTTGGCGAAGGTTTTATGAAAGAAGCGGGAAGATTTTTCCGCGATATGCCAACCGAATTAGAAAACGGTGCAAAGGCTTTTCAATCCGTCATGGGCAACATGGAAAGCGCGTTAGATAATTTTGTTCGCACGGGCAAGTTATCTTTTAAATCTTTAGCGCGTAGCATCATTCAAGATTTGATTGCAATGCAATTAAAGGCATCCGCATCATCTATTTTCAGAACTCTTTTAGGCGGTTTTGGTTTTATGAATGATAGGGGCGGCATGGAAGTAGCGGGAAGTTTAGGTTTTGCTGATGGAGGCGAACCGCCCGTAGGAAAAGCAAGCATCGTAGGCGAAAGAGGCCCTGAACTTTTTGTACCCCGCACGGCGGGAACAATTATTCCAAACCATGCGTTAGCGGGCGTAGGCGGCACTACGATGGTTACAAACAATTATATTAACGCCATTGATACTAAATCTTTTGAAGAACGCCTATACGGTAGTTCTAACGCGATTTGGGCGGCAAATCAGTACGCCAATAAATCATTGGCGGTAAATAGGGGTCGGGCATGACATTTCAAACAATCTTTGAAATCCAACAATCAATGACGGTTAATAACCGCCGTATGATTGGACAACAAGTAGCCCGTTCGGGTTATATCACCGTAGCGCAATACCTAACCGCCGTGCCTTGGGTATTTACCATTCAGCCCCATGCCTATCTTTACTATCCACAAGTTCGGGATATTATCCAAACGATTGATAACCTTGATAGACAACTACCCGAAACAATAACTTTTAATAGTACCAATCTATCTTGGTTTACAAAAATGCGCGGCACGGCTACAACGGCAACATTGAACGGTGCGCCCGCGGCTAATACGCAAACACTTGCTTTAACTTCTAACGGCACATTTAAAGCGGGTGATTTTATTATGATTAGCGGTTACACCTACAAGATAACCGCAGATAGCGCGGGTTCATCAGTAGGCATCAATCGCCCGTTAATTGGTTTGCCCGCATCAGGCACAACGGTTAGCATTGGAAATGCTTGCACTTTTACGGTGGTTGCAGAGGCTTGCCCAACCTATACACTTAACCCAATGACGGATGGCGCATTTGTGCAATGGGATGCCCCGTTTGTTTTCCGTGAGTACATAACATGACAACAATTAACGCCGTAACAGGCTCGCAAATCAATCATGCGGAATTTGTAAAACTTACCGTTGGTACGGCGGGAACTGTTTATACATTCTGCAACGCCGCCGCGCCTATTACGGTTGGCGGCATTACCTTTTCCAATCTTGGTGCGCTACTTAGCGTAGGCGATGTTCAGCGCGATATTAAGGCTACATCGGATGATATGACAATTGCCATAACAGGAATTGACCCAACAAATATTGCTTTAATTCTTAGCAATAACATTAAAGGTTCATTGGTAGAAGTATGGCGTGGGTTCTTTAATTCAAACAATCAAATTATTACAACGCCTACTACACAGTTTTTTAAACGCTACCAAGGCATCATCAATAGCGTTTCAATTACCGAAGATTTTAATAGCGAAGCAAGAACTAGGATTGCAACTTGTTCTATTGCTTGTTCATCAATGCGCCGCATTTTAGATAACAGATTGTCGGGCATTAAAACCAACCAAAACAATTGGCAATTTATTTATCCTAACGATACATCGATGGATAGGGTTAGCGAAATTTCTAACCAATATTTTGATTTTGGTGCGCCCCCTATGACACAAACACAAGCAAGCGAAACAACCGTTACTGATAGTGGTTATCAACCTAGTGGTGGAGAATAATATTAAATATGATAAGACAAGCAACAAAATATGATATTCCTAGACTGTTAGAAATCGTGGAGGCATACGCCTATGAAAACCCAATTAAAAAACTTGGTGAATCGCATAATCACTTTCCCCGCTATGTTGAAGAACTATTGTTTAGCATCATTAAAGGGCGCGGGTTCATTTATATCGATTCGCATTTACGCGGCGCGATTGTGGCTTATAAAAGTTCTAACATTTGGTCGCCCAAAATAAAAGAATTAAACGAATTATTGTGGTGGGTAGAACCTGAACATCGCAATGGAACGGTTGGTGGTCGCCTTTGGAAGGCGTTTGATGAACGCGCAAAGGCTATGCTGAAAGCGGGTGATGTTGATTTTGTTTGCACTTCAATTTCGGCTAACGGGCCGTTAATTGATTACACGCGCCGCGGATACAAACCGCTTGGCGCAACTTTTGTTAGGGAATGAAATGGTAACAACTTTAATTGCTTATGTTGCGTCAACATTGACAATAAGTTATGTCGCGGCAACCTTTGTCGTTAACTTTGCTCTATCCCTGATAGTTACGCGTTTGTTTGCTGAAAACCCTGAAACACAGCAAGATATGGGCGTAAGGCAACAAGTACCGCCAAGCGCAGTTAACGCTATTCCCGTGGTCTATGGTGATGCGTACATGGGCGGCACATTTGTTGATGCGGTGTTAACAACCGACCAAAAAACAATGTACTATGTTTTGGCTATTTCTAGCATTAGCCCAAATGGTCAATTTACTTTTGATACCGCCGATATGTATTATGGCGATAGGTTAATTGCTTTTGGCACAGGCGCAGATTCTACAAAAGTTGTTAGCCTTACCGATGAAGCGGGAAATGTAAACACAAAGATTAGCGGCAATCTTTACATCAATCTTTATACATCTACAACGGGCGGCACAATTACATCCGCTAATGGCGCATCAGCACCTAGCACGGTTATGGGTGGTGCTGATATTGCCGTTGGTCAGCGTTGGACAGGAACGCGGCAAATGAACGGTTTGGGATTTGCCATTGTCAAACTAATTTATAACCGCGATGCAGATACCACACAACTTTCACCAATCACATTTAAAGTAGCGCATACGCTAAACGGAACGGGCGTAGCCAAAGCGGGCGATGTTTGGTATGACTACCTTACAAATGCAGTTTATGGCGGCGCAGTAGATGCGGGATTTGTTAATAGTACAAGCGCAACCACATTAAATACATACGGTGATGAAGTAATTACATTTACCGATGCTGATGGAAACCCCGCCACACAACCGCGTTATAGAATTAACGGCGTATTGGATGCAGGGCAAACAGTTCTTTCCAATATTGACCGCATCATGTCGGCTTGCGATTCGTGGATGACTTACAACGCCGCATTAGGTCAATGGTCAGTAGTAGTTAACAAAGCCGAATCTGCATCGTATGCTTTTGATGACAACAATATTATTGGTGAAATTCGCGTTAGTGCAACTGATATTACAAGTTCAATTAACCAAGTTGAAGCGCGATTTCCGTTTAAAGAAAACCGCGACCAAGCCGCATTTGTCAACATTGAAACACCTAGCGGTTTACTGTATCCCAATGAACCCGTTAACAAGTATTCAATTACTTATGATTTGGTTAACGATTCGGTGCAAGCGCATTACCTTGCAAATCGTTTGCTTGAACAAGCGCGGGAAGATTTAATTGTAGGTTTCAGCACAACTTATTACGGCATCCAAGTAGATGCGGGGGATGTAGTTAGCGTTACCAATACCGATTACGGATGGAACGCAAAACTTTTCCGTGTAATGAAAGTAAACGAAGCATCATTACCCGATGGTTCTTTGGGCGCAAAATTAGATTTAAGCGAATACAACGCACAAGTTTATGACAATCAAGATATAACGCAATTTACGCCTATACCTAATTCGGGTTTGGCATCACCTACATATTTTTCTTCATTGGCAACGCCTACTGTTACGGGATACCCAAGCGCAAGTGTTCCAAATTTTAGCGTTACTGTTTTTGTTCCAGTTACGGGGCGCGTTACTTTTGCTAATTTATTTTGGACTACAAGCGCAACGCCAACCGCCGCGGATTGGCGTTTGTTAGGTTCAGCATCTACAAGTAATAGCCAACCCGTAACCAATAATACTTATTACACATTTGAAAATCAAATTCTTTCTGCGGGAACTTATTACTTTGCATATTTGGTTGGTAATGATGTTAGTCAATCTACATTAAGTACAAAAAGCGCGGCGTTTGTTTGGTCGCCCATTGCTAATACTGGCCCTACAGGGCCAACGGGTGCATCAGTTACAGGGCCTACAGGGGCAACGGGTAATTTAGGGCCAACTGGTACTACTGGCACTAACGGCAATTCATCGCGCATTTGCTATTCAAAAACAACTTTAAGTTCTTTATCGCCAACGCCAACAACAATTACAACAAGCGGGAATACATCATACCCGCCAAATGATTCATGGGGTGCGGGAACTATTTGGGGTGCTACTGCGCCCGTTATTGTGGCGGGTGAATCGGTGTACCAATCGGATGGCGTTTATTCCCCCGTTACTGGTAACACCGTTTGGAATGTGCCGTACCTTTCTAATTTAAAGGTTGGTCAACTATCCGCAATTAGCGCAAATCTTGGAACAATTACAACGGGTCAAATTACCAATAACAGTTACAACACAACAATGCAATTAGGTGCGGCGGCGGGCGGCGCATCATCAGGCGCAACAATGTATTTTGAACGCACGGGTTCAGCATCTTCAGCGGTTGGGCCAATCATTTATGGCAATGACATTTCCACTTCTAAAACATCTTATTCGTATGCGTTTGCATCACGGGTTGCAGATACATTTTTGGTTTACACGGATGGTATAAGTTCGGGTAGTTATAACGGCATCTTTAATGCGGCAAATGGAAGCGGTGTTTGTTATAACAATCTTGCAGTTTTAGGTTATACCGATGCCGCTAGTTTGGCGGTTACGCAATATCAATACAACGGAACTGCGGGTTCGCCCGTAAACCCTGCGGGTGATTTTGCGGCTTTAAATGCTAGTTCAGGAATTGCGGCGCGAATTAAACTTGCATCAGGTACAGGGTATGCGTATTACATTGATGCGGGCGTTGGTGGCCCGTTTACAGGGGCGCACGATGCGTTAACTTCTAAAACAGAAACATTTGTTCAAGGTGATATTGTTGTTGATGTAACTTTAGTTAGAAAATCTACCATTAGCGATACTATTTTTACTGTTACAAAATCAACTATGCCCAATCAATGTGCGCTTGGGGTTTTTAATAGTTGTGCGCCAATGGTAGAAACATCACCCCCAACGGCATTGGTTGAAGGTTACAACATTGAAAAAAATGCGGTTGGTCAAGATGTTTATATTCCTATTCCCGCACCTGAGTTTTATACATACGAACCGACATATAACCAAGGAATTGTTAATTCAATTGGTGAAGGTCAAATAAATGTTTGTGGGGAAAATGGCGACATTGCCGTTGGCGATTTAATCGTTACTTCTAGCACCGCGGGCAAAGGTATGAAACAAGCGGATAATATTGTTTATTCCTATACCGTTGCCAAAGCGCGGGAAGCGGTAACATTTTCTAGCCCAACCGATGTGCAAATGATTGCGTGTATTTATGTAAGTGGCTAGAATATCTAAAATACAATACACCATAACCGCGGGATTCGCGGATGTTCTAACTAAGTTTAGGGAACGCTATGGCGACACTTTATTGGCTACGCTTGCCTGAGCATAGCAATATGTTTACTGAAGGTTATGTAGGCGTTGCCGAAGATATGGCAAAACGCCTTAGAAGCCATAAGCACAAATTTAAAGATTTGTGGCACAAAATTATTGTTCAACCGCTTGTCATTTCTACCCAAAATTATTGTTTTGAGTTAGAAGAAAAATTACGCCCTATTCGTAATATTGGTTGGAACAAATCTATTGGCGGCTATCGTAACAATGGTATGACCGCTGAACAAAACCCTAATTACGGCAAATTTGGGGAAGAAGCCCCGCATTTTGTTGGTTGGTACATTACCCCTTTGGGTAAATTTTCACGCCCTGATGATGCCGCTAAATTACATTTATGCAATAGAACTACAATTATCCGTAGATGTTGCGGAAGATATGTAAACGGTAAATTTTTAAGCCCAAAACAGGGTTATGCATTTGAGCAGAAAGACAGGGTAGCATCATAGCCATCTTTAACAAAAATACCCTTGCACAAGTAAGCGGGTTTGATAACCCCATTCTTGCGGGTGAATTGGTATGGAATCAAAAAACCTACTGGAATCTGACATTCACCAATTCCGCTAATGGTTTGCCCGTTGATTTAACAGGCGCAACCCTTAACGCCCAAATTGTTCGCCGCGAACTATCAAACATCATTGATACGCGTAACGGTTTAACTTTTGACATTGCTGATTACAACCCCGCGCCCGCCGCAATCCCGTTAACAATCACTAACATTGTTGCCTTGGCGGGTTCATGCACATTGGTAATTGATGCTAGTGCATGGTCGCTAATGAGCAATGACCCCGAACTAGAAATTAACGCCGTTGACCCCGTGGGTTATTCAGGGCGCGTTAAAGTTAGTTTTCCCGTATCGGGTTCAACCCCTGCGGATGATTCCATTATTTTCTTGTTGTTCTTGGTGCGTAGCGATGGGGTGATTGTCCTATGAGCAACATCAAAGTTTCCGTTCAAGATGGCAACAATGTAAATCTACAAGTAACGCCACAACCGCGCATTGATTTAAGGATTGATAGGGCGATTAGCGGGGCTACAGGCCCGACAGGGCCACAAGGCAACCAAGGGCCTACGGGCGCAACTGGCCCTACGGGTGCTACTGGTGCGCCAAGCACCGTGCAAGGCCCTACAGGGGCTACAGGCGCGACAGGCCCAACTGGTGCTACTGGTGCGCCATCTACGGTGCAAGGCCCAACGGGTGCTACAGGGCCAACAGGCGCACAAGGTACACAAGGTGTAGTAGGGCCAACTGGCCCGCAGGGTATTCAGGGTATCCAAGGTGTTCAGGGCATCCAAGGCGTTACAGGGCCGACAGGGGCGCAAGGTGCTAATGGCAATACGGGTGCGACAGGGCCAACGGGTGCTAATGGTGTAAACGGCAATACAGGCCCAACGGGTGCGATAGGGCCTACAGGCGCACAAGGCGTTCAGGGTAATGCAGGGCCAACTGGCCCGCAAGGTTTACAAGGCACACAAGGCCCAACGGGTGCTACAGGCGCAGATAGCACGGTTGTAGGGCCTACAGGCCCAACAGGAACGCAGGGAATACAAGGCAACGCAGGGCCAACGGGCGCACAAGGAATTCAAGGCGACCAAGGTATTCAGGGCATACAAGGTATTGCAGGGCCTACGGGTTCGCAAGGCGCACAAGGTGCGACAGGGCCAACAGGGGCGCAAGGTTTAGCAGGGCCAACAGGAAGCACAGGCGCAACGGGTGCTACAGGCGCAACGGGCGCGGCATCTACAGTAGCAGGGCCAACAGGCCCTACGGGTGCAACGGGTGCTGATGGTCAATCATCTTCTTATTATCAATATCAAGCCGACACAAATCAATTTTCAGGTACGCCTACATCGGGTCATGTGTACTGGAATAACGCGGTACAAATTTTAGCAACTACTCTTACCTTTAGCCACTTAACAAGTAACAACATCGATGTTGATTTGTTTTTGGGAATTTTAAAAACTGGTGATAGCGTTGTATTGCAAGACGCAACTAATTCAAACAATTATCAGAAATGGGTTTTATCTTCTGATTCAACAGTAGTTCCAAACACATCTATAACTTGCCCCGTTACTCTTACAACATCTAGCGGCACGGGTACAACGGGATTTGCTAACAATCACAATTTAATTGTTGTTATCCAATCTATTGGCTTGGTTGGCCCTACTGGTGCTACAGGGCCTACAGGCGCGGCAAGCACGGTAGCAGGGCCTACGGGAAGTACAGGCGCAACTGGCCCAACTGGAACGCAAGGTGCGGTCGGGCCGACAGGCCCAACGGGGTCGCAAGGTATTCAGGGCAACCAAGGCAATCAAGGTATTCAAGGCGTGGTCGGCCCGACAGGGCCACAAGGCATACAAGGCGACCAAGGTATCCAAGGTATTCAAGGTGTAACAGGGCCTACTGGCGCACAGGGTAGCCAAGGAACGACAGGCCCAACGGGTGCTGATTCAACCGTAGCAGGGCCAACAGGCCCGCAAGGTATCCAAGGGGTGCAAGGAAATGTCGGGCCTACGGGCGCACAAGGCAACCAAGGTATTCAAGGTAATGTCGGGCCAACTGGCCCTACGGGTAGCACGGGCGCAACTGGCGTACAGGGCGCAACAGGGCCGACAGGCGCACAAGGAATTCAGGGCGATGTAGGCCCAACAGGGCCGCAGGGCATACAGGGAATTCAGGGTGTACAAGGCGTTGTAGGGCCAACGGGTGCTACAGGGGCGGCAAGTACCGTTGCAGGGCCTACAGGCCCTACGGGAAGTTTAGGGCCTACTGGCCCTGCGGGAACTGTAATTTCAAGCGTTATTGTTTCAAACTTACAAACCGCATCTGTAAATGAATCTTTGCCCGTTGGTTCTAATGGTCAATCAATTGGGCCTATCACCGTTAACACGGGCGTTTCTATCACCATTGGCACAGGCTCAAAATGGGTCATCTTAAATTACTGAGGAAATCAAAATGACGATTATCATTAACGGCACAAATACACCGACCGCGGGCGCAGTTGCGGTTGGCGATGGCACAACTTTAAACTTTACTGCGGCGGGAACTGCGGGACAAGTTTTAACAAGCAATGGCGCGGCAGTACCAACATGGACTGATAACGGTTCGGGTACTGTAACAAGCGCATCAGTAGTTTCTGCAAATGGTTTTGCGGGTACTGTAGCGACTGCAACAACAACCCCTGCAATTACTTTGACAACAAGCATTACAGGCGTTATTAAAGGTAATGGTACTGCTTTATCAGCGGCTACTGCGGGTACTGATTACCTTGCACCCCCAAGCGGTACGGCATTGCTTAAAGCCAATTCAGGCGGCGCGTTGGCTAATGCGGTTGCGGGTACAGATTACATTGCGCCAAGCGGTGCATTGGGTACGCCATCTAGCGGCACATTGACTAACACAACGGGCTTGCCTTTATCTACTGGCGTAACAGGAACATTACCCGTTGCTAATGGTGGAAGTGGTGCAACAACTTTGACAGGCATTTTAGTTGGCAATGGAACATCAGCGTTTACAACTACAACTGCACCAAGTGGCGCAATTGTTGGAACAACTGATACACAAACGCTAACAAACAAAACGCTAACAAACCCTACTGTTACAAACTATACCGAAACCGCATACACGGCAAATAGTTCAACTGCTATTACTTTAGCATTGACTAACGGCACAGTACAAATCATTACGCTAACGGGCAATGCAACGATTACTATGCCAACCGCCGCAGTAGGTAAATCATTTATTTTATTGTTACGCCAAGATGCAACGGGTTCACGCACAGTTACTTGGTCAACAGTAAATTGGGCGGGTGGTACTGCACCAACAATTACAAGCACCGCAAGCAAACAAGATATTTATTCTTTCTTTAGCGATGGCACAAGTTGGTATGGCGTTACCGTTGGTCAGAACTACACACAATAAGGAATAGCAAATGTTTAGTGCATCTACAAAAGCGGCTAGTGGTGCGCCTCCCGCACCAACTACTGATACAAAATTTAACAATGTCTCTTTGTTATTACATGGAGATGGAACTAATGGCGCACAAAACAATACTTATGTAGATTCATCATCTAACAATTATTCCATTACTAACAACGGAAGTACGGCGCAAGGTAGTTTTTCGCCTTTTGGTTCTAATTGGTCTAATGTTTTTGGCGGTTCTGCGGGAGATAAATTAAGTGCGGCAAACAATGGGGCTTTTGCATTAGGTTCAGGTGACTTTACTGTTGAATGTTGGTTTTATTTAAACAATACATCTAGCGCAATGTGTATGTTTGAAAATAGGCCAAGCAACACAGGAACAGGCATCAATATGTTTGTTAACTATAGTGCGGCAGGGCAAGTTCAATATCGGGATTCTAGTGGTGCGCCAATTTCATCATCTATAACTGTAACTGCGGGTTCATGGAATCATTACGCATTGGTGCGAAGTGGCTCAACAATTACATTATGGATAAATGGACAAAGCGGCGGTACTGTTACAAAGACAACAAATTTTACAGATACAACTTGCGTACTTGCACAAGACCAAGGCGGTGGATTTAATTTTAATGGTTATTTAAGCAATTTTAGAATTGTTAAAGGAACTGCGGTTTACACAAGTGCATTTACACCAAGCACTACACCATTAACTAATATTACCAATACATCAATTTTGACTTGTCAAAGTAATCGTTACAAAGACAATAGTAATAACAACTTTACAATGACCCCAACGGGTACTGTAAGCGTTCAACGACTCAACCCATTTGGTACTGCTACCGCCTATTCCACAAGCGTAATTGGTGGTTCAACATATTTTCTTGCGGGGTCTAATTTAACCATTGCAAGTAATACAACATTTAATTGGGGAACTGGTGATGGAACAATGGAATGGTGGTTTTATGCACCAACCCAAACGACCAATTTTCCAGGACTTGTAGGTTCGTCTAATTATGCTTCTACTGGCTCAACAAATGTTCGTTGGGATAACACGGGATATCGTAGTAAATTGTTTATTTATATCAATAGCGGCGGCGATCCTATACTAGCAAACACAACTACTCTTTTTGCTAATGCTTGGAATCATTGCGCCGTTGTTCGGTCTGGTAACACAATATATTTTTATGTAAATGGAATACAAGATGGAAGTGTTGGTTATAGCGGAACAATGGATTGGAGTGTGGGTAGTTTTTACATTGGAAAAGGTTTTAATGTAGATGGCGCACAAGCCAATTTTACTGGTTACATTTCTAATGTGCGAAATGTTAAAGGTACTGCCGTTTATACGGGTGGTTCTTATACAGTACCGACTGCACCATTGACTGCAATATCAAATACGCAATTACTTACCAATATGGTAAATGGCGCAATCTTTGACAACGCCATGATGAATAATTTTCAAACTGCATCAACTGCACAAATTTCAACAAGCGTATTTAAATATGGTACGGGCTCTTTATATTTTCCAAGTTCATCATCATCATATATGGTTGAACCAAATACAACTATAGGTCAATTTGGTACTGGTGATTTCACGGTTGAATATTGGTTCAATGCGGGTTCGCAACCAAGTAATGCCGTTCCGCAAATTGGAACACTTGATAGTACAAGCCCCGCGGGTTCTTGGCGTTTTGGAACAAGTTTATCGGGCTCTTATGGCGTTTATATGGCAATACATGATGGTTCATCATTTACCGATATCCAATTTAGTTCAACAAATTACAATAACAATACTTGGCATCATGCGGCTTTAACAAGAAGTAATGGAACAGTAAGGGCTTTTATTGATGGAACACAAGTAGGCACAAATCAAACTGTTACATTAAATTTTACTGCTAGACGAATTGTTATTGGCGCAGAACTTTATTCACCAACTTATTATGTTGGTTATATGGATGATGTGCGTATTACTAAAGGCTTTGCTAGATACACCGCAAACTTCACACCGCCAACTGCGGCATTTCCAAATAACGGCCCATACTAAGGAACTATCATGCAAGTAGCAATTTTGACAAACCCAATTACAGTAGGCGATTACCGCGAACTGTTTGCCAATACATCGTTTACGGCTAATGGCCCAAGCGATGAATTTTTAGCGGCTAACAACGCAAAGAAAGTTACATTGTTTAAAACGCATGACCGACTAACACAAAAGTTAGT